ACTCCTGACCAAAAGTCAGAAGCAAAGGCTCGTGCAAAAGCCGCTGGTCGTCCGTACCCAAACCTTGTTGACAACATGGCTGTCAGTAAGAAAGGTAAAAAGTAATGGGACGTAACAATAAAGATTTCTTAACTGGGCATGGTTTAAGTTCATTAGAACAACACGCTGCTGTAATGCGTGCATCGGCAGTTCCTGCTTCTGACTTTGAAGGTTCCTATGAAGGTGCAGGAACATATACATCTCCTGGAGCACAGCGCCTAGCAAAAGTAGCATGGGAGTCTCGCATGCGTAAAGAAATGCCTGAAGAAGGTAAAGAGAAGTTTATTTGGAGTCAGGAGGACTAATGGCTGAAAGTAAAAAAGATCCACGTCTAACACGTGCAGGTGTATCTGGTTTTAACAAACCAAAAGCAACACCTGATCATCCGACCAAGTCACATATTGTTGTTGCCAAAGAAGGTGATCAAGTTAAGACCATCCGCTTTGGACAACAGGGCGTTAAAGGTTCACCTGATGGTTCTGACCGTAATAAATCCTTTAAGGCACGTCACGCTAAGAACATTTCTAAAGGAAAGATGTCCGCCGCTTATTGGGCTGACAAGGTGAAGTGGTAACTAAATAGTTGCACCGAAGCCAAACAACTGTTTGACTTCTTCCACATTTGCAGGACGGCTCATGATTACTCCGCTAGGAAATGTTGCCGTAAGCATGCACGTGTTGTAAGAACTAGTAATCGCTCGGTCATTCGTAGCGCTACTTACAACATGGAATGTACCTAGATCAATTGGTGGGAGGATATCTACTTCTTCCACTTCAGTGTCTTCAATGATTGGGTCTGGCATTGGAACGTCATTGAGAATTGCGTCAACGATTTGTTCTTTAGTCATTGTTGTCCCAACTTGGATACCTTGCGACTTTGCAGTACGGCGAAGAACACCAATAGACATTGAAAGCATCTCTTCACGAGTAAACGCTTCTATTTCAACCTCTTCAGTTTGAACTGGCGTTGGTTTATCTTCAGGCGTGATGTCTACTGCAATAGGTACCAAACCATTTGTTAAATCAAGAATAGGTACGCCAGCATCAGCGGCATCAAAACAGATTTCTTCCATCTCAGGTACTAATGTGTCATCCCAAAGAAGCAAAAGAGTTCCCTTGGTTTTTGACAGATAATGAATCATGTCTCTTGCTGGGTTTGCATCTAGTCGCTCAACTGAAGCCCTCTCAATGAACTCTGCAGGAGCCTTACCGTTGTGGGTGAGCATGAAATTAACTTCCATGTCAATCAACCAATTGATTACTCGTGACTCTGACTCTGATGGTTTGGCACCACAGGTAACAACAAAATCGTTGTCCACACCCAGTTCATTAAGGGCATCCTCAATGATGTTCTTACTAGTTCTACCTGTTCCTAAAACCCCATACTTTTTCAGCATCGTTTTTGTCCTTTTATTTGAGTGATTTTTTGTGTGCCATATCCCCTGTTAAGGTCAGTAACCGTAGCAACGAATGTGTAGCGCCTGCAAGTGTAGCGATACTTAACCCAGCAACAACACTACTCACAGGGTTTTCTTCTACGCCTATAGCAAAAGCAGTACCAATAGACACCAGCACAGTCAGTAGAATCTTGACCCATGGCATGGCTTCCCTTGGAGAAAGGGCATCAGCCAATTGAATTAATTTGTATACGGCTAAACCTGCAATGATGTATGTCATAACGTTCTTCCAGGGATCCAATCAAATAACACTTCGTACTTAGGTTGACCACTTTCGGTGCCTAGAAGTGTAACTGGAAGGATCTTTGGAAGCAAGCGTTCAATTGCGTCTTGTGTCTTTTTCCTGTTTGCTGTATATATGGAGTACGAAGCATAGGCAGTCCCAGTCCATTTAAAGTCTGGGGAGAAGCCTTGATAGAGATAACCACCAAACACAGAGTCTCCATCAAAGAAGTCTCCATAACTGTTTGGCTCAACCATCCATTTCTTAAGGGTGATTGACTGGTTAGCCGCTAATGTTAAGACAAGTACAGGGTACAAAGACGCAGTTGACCCTGCTGTAGCCATCTCGTAAACACGTCTACCAGTAATACCCGCAGAGATTTCAGTAACCGCAGTAGTTGCAGATGACCAAGCAGACCAGTTATTAGCGGTATGCCACAAGGCGCCATACACAATGGGGGCAGATGCTCCACTGAACTCACCAGACATATAATATGTATGTTCTGTTGACACAGGTACTGCAACGGTAGAACGAACTGCCACCTTTGTAGGTGTGGCTCCAGCAGTAATCGTAATACCACTAGAGGCGCTGGTTGTTGTCACTGAGTACTCAGAGGCAACAGACCATGACGAAGAGCCTACGAACTGAGGGTTAGCAATTAAGTTTGCTTTTTGAGAATGAACTGCAAAGGTGTAGTACGGGGCGCTGGCACCAGTAAACACTGAAACGTCTCCACCACTTACCGCTGTAAGGTAAGCCACTGTTGCGTTCTCTGTTCCCTTTTGTCGTCGGATATATCCGATGTCATGGAGCAGGGCACGAGTACGTGAAACACCAATGTCCGTTACGTTTAACTCTAACCCCATCATGATTGCAAGTTCTTCAACTGCATCGGCTTCCGCCAAGATTGGGTCGTACTGAACCATCAATGAATCAATTAGAGTTCTTGTTCTATCAATCTCAAATCCAAAGACATCTATAAAACGTTCAAGTTGACCACGGCCTAGATTGCTTGGATCTAACAATGACTTATCCGAATCCATTTCTCGGTAGTACTGAGGCACACGTTTCCAAAGAGCATTTCGTGAACCATAATCCAAAGGCAACAGAACTTCTAAAGACTCAAGACGCTCATAGAAGTATGAACCATCTACACCGTCTGTGTTGTAGTACCCAAACAATGTGTAATAAGCCCACTTGCCTGACTCAGGTTCAGACTTAATAACTGTCCCAATGTCTGTAATAATTGGAATCTGCTCTTGGTGGACGTATCCATAAATAGCAGTGTTTACCAACAACTTACCGTCAGCAACCGTTTCAGGATAACCAGTGGTTGAATAAACCAAGGCTACTCCAATTAGACCTGAATCCCCTTCTGCAATATCTTCTAAAGCAACAAAAGGCTCTGTGAGTTCCCAAGCCAACTCTACTGCGTTGTACTCAATAGGGATTGCTGAGAACACAGAGGCATCTGCTGTAGCAGATATCGTAATGATTCCTGTTGACCTAAGTGCAGCGTCTTGGTCCGCTGCCGATACTCCAAGAAGTCGTTGTGTACTTGGTAGACCTCGTACAAATGAACCAACGCCTACTGCGTCACCTACTCCAGAAGCACGCCTAAGTCTAAAAGACTTTCTTGCCATGATTAACCGCCTGATGCGGTGATACCACCGCTAGGTGTGAGTGTAAATGAAGATGAATTGCCTAGTACTAACAACGAGTTTGCACTAGGAGTTACACCGATAAAAGAACCACTACTATCAATAACATTAGATCCAGTGGTAGTAAACCTAGTGATTTGGGTGTAATCAACACCGTCTATTTCAAGTATTGCCCTATATACCGATCCAAGGGACACAGTAGTACCAAAGTCTAAGTTGTCAAAAGCAAATAGTGCATAGATAGCATCTACAACTTTGTTGTATACAACTTCTTGAATATACCCATCTTTAACCCGTACGGTTCCTGTAAAGTTAACTGGGGTCAAACTTACCGAAGCACCTACAGATGAGGTAACAAATGCAATCTCACGTGGGGTTAAATAATCAGTAATTGCAGTTACTTCATCTGCAGTAAGCACCAACGTGTTTGATGAACCATAGTTAGAGGGTTGTGCCAACGCTTTAATGTTTACAGTACTGCCAGTCACATACGAAGTTGCTCGCACAATACCTGGAACACGCAATACAAGGTCACGGTAGTCTTGCAATGATACGGCTCGGTCTTGGGACCTAAATGATGCAGGAATGTTGGCTTTAAGAGAAGACATAGATTCAATGTCAACACCACCAGAAGCCTTAAGACTATTTGGAACAATAACAAGACCGTCTAAAGATGGTTTGCTAGGTACTGTAGTGCTTTCAATTTCTTTAACTGCACCTACAACTACGTTTCCTGCGCTACCACGGCTCTTGCGATAGGAGATAGTAATAGTGGAGTTAACAGCAGGAACCGATCCGTTAACGTTGTTACCAAACGTAACAACACTGTAGTTGTCTGCTGTTAGGTCTACGGCGTAGATCTTGTCGTTGTTTGTTCCGTTAATAATGCGTTCAACATAGGCATAGGTTGTTGTAGAACCAGCACCACCTTCGTTTGTAGTAACAGTAATACTGTCTGTGACTACACCAGTTTGACGTAAAGTAATACGCTGACCAATCAATCCAGTAGAGGTATAGGTTTCAGTAAAGCGTTCACCTTCAGTCAAAGTCACCGAGATAACTTGAGTCTTTGGGTATGTGTTGTAGGTGACGCCATCCGAAACAATACTTGCACTGGCGCCAGAACTTGTTCCTACAAAAGCAATAGGGGTGTCTAACAAAAAGATGACAGGTGAGGCTGTGTCAACTAATGGGGTTGCTTTAAACCGTGTGTACTTTGGAATGAATACAGGGTCTGTATCTGAAGCAGTGGTCAGTGCAGCATTTAATTGAATATTTACTTTTGCTGAACGACGCCCAGAAGGAAGATAATCTAACAAGTTTGCAATTGCAAGAACACTCTCACGCTGGGTAGCAGTATTTAAAAATGATTCACCAGCCGCACGATCTACGTAGTAATGAAGGATGTCTCCCATATACGCCCACAAGTCAACCATGAGTACACCGAAGTCACCAGTGTCCCGTGATGTCCACTCAGGTAGTTGCCGTGAAGCCCGTGCAAACAGATCGTTTTGAATAGATGTGAAGTCTCTACTCGTATAGTCAAAAGTTGTCATAGTGCTGATTCCTCAGTGAAAGTGCCAGGGGCGGCGATGTTAAATGAAAAGGATTGAACACCTGGAGAGGCTGTTCTGTAATAGACAGATATTTCAATAGTGCTACTAATATCATCTGCAAAGTACGGGGTGGTGGCAGGGGTTACACGAATATCAAGAACACTTGCAAGGTTTATTCTTTTATTCAGTTCTGCTAGTGCGTCCGTTTTAAATTCGCCAAGTACCAATTCGTCTACTGGTTCGTACATCAAGTCGTTAGCGCCAGCACCATAACCAGGGCGCATTGTTCGCTCAAACTTAGAAGTTACCAAGACGTCAATAATCTGCTGGCGTGCCATGGAGTTCTGGTCCATAACACGATCAACCCGTCCAGATGA